TGCGAACGTGCAGCTCGGGGGCGTTAGCCATTTAATCAATACCTGGGATCATTTGGTAAGCCGCAGAACCAGTAGCCGCGCCAACTGGGGTTGCGGCAAACAAACCAGCGCGTCGAGCCGCTTCTTGCCGTTGCCTTGCTACACGTTCACCGGCTTGCATCATGGCGCGAAGATTGTTTTGCCCCTCCTGGCCGCCAGTCAACAAGATGCGTCCTAGCTCGTTTCGTGTGGTCTCGGGCATTCTTGTGCGGTTGTACAGATTAACCATGCCCTGCCCGATTCCAACCGGACTGCCACTTGCAACACCGGCGGCAACTCCGGCAACGTCTTTGAATGCCCCCATGCCAAGATCATCAGCAGCAGCTAGTCTGCTAACTGTTTGAGAACCTTTATCAGTTGCATTTAAAAGCCTAAACCGTTCTTCGTTTGCCATCTTTGTAGCAAATTGTTTGTACGCAGATTCACTTCCGAATATGGTTTGGAGTTTTTCAGCCATTACCGGATTACTGTACGCATTAATTATTTCCGTTCTACCGCCAAGAGAAAGTCCCAACTTTTGCCGCAAAGACTCAAAAGCACCAATCCTAAAAGCATCAAGCTCCGCTTTACTAAAGTTTTTAATCGTATCGCTAATTTTTGCTTCTGTTTGCGATAGTGCTTTTTCGCCAATAGTTAAAGCATCTTTTAATTCAGCAGGATCACCAAAAGCATCTCGCGCTTTTTTGTAAATAGAATTACCTGCTGCGTCTTTTGGAGACAACCGATCAAGTTTGTCAGTCAACGCTACTCTGGCAATATCGAAGTTACGACTTTCAGAAGTGGGTGCTTTAGTCACCGATTCTTTTGCTCTGTCTCCCATTGCCCACAAGGTTTTTTTCATGCTATCAAGCGCCCACCACGGAATATCATCCCCGGCTTTTATTAAAGACAAATCAATGTGTGGTTCTCCGCGCAATCTTGCAGCGTCTTCTGCTGCTTTGTGCGCTCCCGGCGCTCTTGCCAAAAGTTTAACAAGCTCGTCATCTGCGCGGAAAGATACGTTTTCCAATTGCTTGTAGATCGGCGCAGCATCAGCGGCTTGTTTTATTGTTAATGCTTCCAGCGTCGGCGCAAGCCTTTGCCCTTGAACGCCCATAGATTCTTCAGCCGCAGCAATCATACGAGGTGCTGCACCTACTTTTTCACGCTGACGGATAAATTGGGACGCTGCTTCTTTTGTCCTGCCTGGCAGGGTTGCCATTGTGTCCAACAGGCCGCGAGTGCTGGCACCGCCAACATCAGCAATGACCGCGGGGTCGCCTAATGTTGGCAATGTCCTCCTAGCAGCAATAACAGGATTGCCAGCTATTTGTCTTGCTTCAGCATCTCTAGCCAAGGCTTGAGCAATTGCCAACTGTGCTGCGGTTGTTGCTCTATTGGGGCTAAAGCGTTGCCCGATGTTGCTTGCAGTAGCACCAACAGCACGCATTACTGGGACAGATCCACCGCCAAGAACAGCACTTAGAGCGCCACCTTTCAATGCATCAATGCCTACATCCCCAAAAGAGTCGGCAGTAGATGCACCAGCACCACCGACCGTCCCGTATGCGGCGCCAGTTCCAGCCGCAATCAATCCTTGATTAAGCATATTTACAGTAGGTGCCGCCATTGCGTTTGGTACTGCCATCGTTCTTGCAGTTTGCGGCGCAGCGCCAAATAGCCTGAGAACGCTCAACGGCGCCGTTGCCATTGCTTGCGTTATGCCCGTAGTGTACGGATTTTGTTGTTGCTCGTACTCCGCAGCACCGCGCAGGTAATCTCTGTTGGCTCTGTAGTTTGGTAGGTAACCACCGCCTTTTGTCAGAGCGTCATAAGCGCCCCCGATACCACCTAGAATCTCGTCAGCAAACCCAAGCGTCGGGCCTTGCAATACAGAAATTAATCCCCGAGTTGCACCGGGCGCATTTGCACCTTCTACCTTTGCTTTGTTGACACTCAGACCTTTGATGATGCTGTCGTTTGTATGCCCACCTTTTATAGCGGCTGAATAATCAATTTTATTGAAATCGGCAATGTCTCTTGCAATTGCCTCATCGGAATAACCGGCTTTCCTTGCGCCTTCAATATCGTAGCCTGCCATCACGGTCTCCTGAAAGATTGAATTGGCGGCGCATTTGGGGGCGTTTTTTCCGTTGTTCCTATTTTGTTTTGGCCTCTGTCAATAATTATGTTACCTACATCTAATCCATAAGACCTTGCTCTTCTTGCGTATCCAGAATCAACAATTCTTTGCTCTGTTTTTACTTCTTCAAATAAACCGTCAATTGTTTTGTTTAGGTTTGTTATTTGAGTTGGAGTCAATATTGTTTTCCCAGATTGCAATGTGTTAGCAATATTAGTTGCACGATCAAACCATCCCGAGGATTTCAAAGCCATTGCTAATTCTGTTTCACGAACAACGGATTGTGGGTCAAGAATTTTCATAAAAGCAGTTCCGGCTGATAATCCAGCTGTAGGATTAGTAGCTGCATCTTTTAGTGCTGCTTTTGCTTTATCAATTGCAAGTTTTGTTTCAGTAAAACCTTTGCTTTCGCTTGCGTATTGTTTGTTTAGTTCTATTTCTGTTTTCTGTACGTCGGCAGGCTTTGGCCCCAACACACCCGCCACCGCGGGTTGCCCTGCGGGTGCCTGACGCTGCCCAGGCACACCACCACCGGCAACGCCGGGGACAGCAGGCGCAGCAACGCCAGCAGGCGCGGCAGGAACGCCACCACCGCCAACTGGCGACATCAATGTAGAAATTGGCCTGGATATTCCTTTCCTTGCATTAACCGCAATGCCTCGGTCAGAGTCAAAGGTCCATCCTTGTTGGGCTAAATTCTCTAAATGATTTGCTCTGGCGGCATTTATTGTCGCCGTGGTGTTTGCTGATATTCCAATCGGGGTGTCAACGGGTTCCCCAACTGGGCGGCCAAAGAAATCAACCGTTTGATCTCTGCTTATATTGCCGAGGGGTGTGGTTCTTGTCGTTGTTTGGAGTGTCTTTATGATGTCGGCAGCAGTAGACCCGTAAAACGCCAGTCTCCTTGCGCGTTGGTCTAATGGAAGCGCCAAGATACGTGCTTGGTCTGCCGTAATTTCTTGCATTGGAATGCCTAAACTAACGCCTCGGGAGAATACGGCCCGTACATTGTCGTCTGTTGGGTCTGATGCCACTTGCCTTAATTGACCGGCAAACTGTTCAAGGTTTTTAGTAGCGCGTTCAAACCCAATTTTGTCTGTTTCGGCTCGCGTCTTCAGTAAATCTGCGTTACTTTTTTCTGCATCTCGAAACATCTTTTGCAACTTAAAACCTGTGTCTGGATTAATCCTCGTTGCCCTACTAACCGCTTCATTCTGACCTGGCAGCGTTGTTACATCGATACCGGACAATGCGGATCGGATCTGTTTTTGTTCTTCTATCCCGCGCATCTGCTCGTTGTAATTGAGATCCGACAACCGATTCTGCGACATGCCCTGCATCATCTGCATGGCCCGCAAGGCGTTGGCCTGCCCCGCCTCCTGCGCCTGCAAGGGGATGGTGGCGATCCGGCCCGGTAGTTGAGTGTCAAGCAGTCCGAAATTGATCTCAGCCATGTCAGACTCCGTACTGTTTCCGCATCATCTGCGCGAGCAAAGCGTTCATTGGGTCGGGCGAGTACACGTTGCTAAAGGTTTTACCGATGCCTCCGTAGGCTGACGCTTGCGCGTTGGCTGCGGCTATGTCTGCGCTGCCGTATCTGTTGGCCGCATTTACACCTAAGTCACCCGCATTGGTGGCGTAGTTCGTCCCCGCTGCGGTAGTCGCTCCTGCTGCCGGGGGGCCGAACCCGGCGATGTTGGCTAGTGTGTTGCGCCGCGTGGCTTGGTCCTGCATGTAGCGTTCTCTGGCCCTATCATATTCTTGGGAGCCAAAGTTTTCGCCAAACTTTATCGCACCTTTCATGCTGGGACCAGAAATGCCCATGCCTTTAGCCGCCATTGAATTGTTGATCGCATCCATCTGTGTTTTGAATCGGAACGGGGCGCTTGGGTCTGCGGTGAAGTCGGTCATGGCAAACGGGCGGGTCAGTTCCGGGTTCTGATACGCCGCGAGCGCGTTGACCCCGGCGTTGTAGAACGGCTGCGACCGGGCCTGGGCGTCGGCGTACTGCTTCGCCTGAAGCGCGGTGGCCGCTTCGCTAGCCTGTCCCGAGCGTGCTGCCGCATCTCGAGCCGCGTTGCCGGTCATGTTCGCCGCCAGCAGGCCACCGGCCCCCGAGATCAGCGCACCGGGGACGCCCTGCTTGGCAAAGAAATTAGCTAACCAAGAGGGGATGCCGCCACCGCCGCCGGACATATCGCCCGATGGAAGATCAGACCCCGACGTGTACCCCGGAGGCGCCGCATCTTGTGTGGTGTAGTCTGGCGAATACCCCGTTGGAAGATCGCTGCCAAACACTTCATCTGCCATTTTGCCACCCGTTGTCGCTGGAACTGTTGGTAAAGGTGCATTGTTGCCCATAGGCACAAGATTGTTAGAGCTTAGACTTTCTCTGCCGCCCATGCCACCGCCTAACGCGGCGTCTGTCGCTGCGTCATATGATGGCGAGGCAAATGCCCGGTTCGCCCCGGCGATAGCCCCGCCCACCGCGGCTTGCGTCGGTGACTGACCGCCTAGCACGCCAGTTAAAAAGTTAGACGCGCCCGCTTGCACGGGCGCGGGAAAGCCCGTGCCGGACATGGCGTTGCCGATGCCGTACCCGGCGCCGCCCAACGCACCGCCTTTTAGTATCCCTCCGGCAACGTCGCCCCCGCTTCCCAAGGCGTTGATGCCGCCCATCGTGGCGCCCGCTGCCGCTGCGCCCGTAGCGCCACCGCCATAGGCTGCGGCAAGGCTCTCGCCGCCGGTAAAAGCACCGCCGGCCGCCGCAGCCATGATGATCGGGCCAAAGTTTCGCCATGCTCCTTGCAGCATTGTCGTATGGTCAGCGGTGTCGCTCTCGCTAAACCTTGCATCGGCAGGAGGCGCAACCCATAAATTCCCGTCCGGTCCCTTGACTACGGTCCCCTTCGACTGGGACGGAGATGACCATGTAGCGCGTTGCGCCCCGCCGTAGGTTCCGAGATCGCCATGAATGGACGCCCCGCGGTCCATCGGGTAGAGGTACGACATCTTCCCGTCTATTACCCCGACCTCGCCGCCCAGATTCCCATAAGGCGCGGCTAGTCCTTTTGCTACATCTGTTACAAAGGTCGCAGTTCTTGCGGCCTCGTCCTGTTCGGGAATAGGCTCAAAGGTACGTAGCGGGTAATCTTCGGATATACCGTTTACGTATTCCATGTAATTTTTGTCGTTTAGTCCGCCGTAATAGTATTTCCCCGCTGACTCAAAAACTGGCGCATTAGTACGCCTGTCGATAAACGAGTAGGCCGATCCCTGCTCGGGGTCGAAGCTGCTCATCGATCCCAACCACCACGGAGTAGCCATTACAGCCCTGACACTTCTCGACCGCTGGAGCGGATCGTAAGCGAGGTGACGGCGCCGGCCAGACCTTGAACGGTATCGCCCGGTGCCAAAATATGCCCCACGGCCTCGGGGCAGAGGTAGGTGTCGCCCGCCGCAATGGTGCGTGCGCTGATTATCCGCTTGCTCACGCCCGCAGACCCCAAGGCTGTGACCAGATCAATCGTGAGCGTGACCGAGGAACCCGAGGTATTGCAGACGGTCATCTTGTCAATGAACGTGGTGACGTTCGTCGCCGTGTAATAGGTGGCGTTTGAGTTCGTCAACTGCTGCGAGGCGATCAGGACTTTAGGCGTGACGGCCATCTAGAGGCTCGATGAAAAAGTAAGCGAAACAATAACAGATGGTGTAGCCGGTCGCACCGGGCTTGATTGCGCCGCGGTGAAGGCCATACTGACCGCCGCATCCGTACTTGACCAGCACAATTCAAGATAGTCCCCCGCCAGCGCAGACACGACAAGGTTCCACGCGGCAACCACATGCCCGTCCACGCCGCCGTGACTGTTTGCAATGGACACCATCGTGTTGGCGTTGGCTACATCAGATCCGTTTTTGCGGAGCCACACGCTTATGTCTTGCACGGAGACGCTGGTGTTATTGTATTGCGAACTGAACTGGAGGTTGTAGACGCCCGTGTAAGCCGCGGTGATCTGGGACGCCAGGGTACAGGTCAGCGTCGTGCTGGTCACCAGTTGGGATGTATCTACCGTATAAGTACCCGTGCCGCCCGTACCACTTACAAAAGCCGTGATGCGGGTGTTGGCCGTCACGCCGGTGCCGGCCACCGTCATGCCGAGGAAGATGGTCCCAGAGGTGACCGCGGTGACGGTCATCACCGTGCCGGCTGACGCGGCGCCGTTGTTGATGGTGCCGGTGACTACCGCCGTGCGAGTCCCGATGCTGACGCCGTTGGAGATGTCGGTCGTGTTGTACGACATTACCCGAACGGTATTGGCCGGGGCCGTCTGGTTGGTGGTGTCAAAGAACACACCGTAGGGCATGCGCGGGTAGGCTTGAAACGCGGGCGTTGGTCCGAACTGCACCTCCGTCAGCGTCGTTGCGTTCTGGCCCGCGCCGGTCAGCGTGAACTGGTTGAACAGAAACCGATACCACTCCCGCGTGACCATCTTCTGGTCATCGGTGAACGGCACCCGCTGCGCGGGGATCTGGGAGATGTCAGGCACTTGTCGGCGTCACAAACAGTTCCGCGCCCATGATGACCACCTTCACGGGATCGGTCCCTGTCACCTCGTAGACGCGATCGCGCAGTTTCTCGGTCATGCCCAAGCGCCGCCAGATGACGCGCTGGCCGTACTCGCCCGTCGCCCCCATCGTGCGGCTGTGGTAGTTGCTCCATGTGTGGCCTCCGTCATCGGACCACCGCAGCAGCACTTGCGGGTCGCTGCCTTGGCCCGAGGTCAGGCCAACGCCCGCCTCGCAGTCCAGTTGCAGCGAGTGCTGCGCGGTGCGTTTCAGATTGTTGGTGCCAGTTGCCAGCGCCCGCCAAGAGCGTAGCCACTTGTCCAGACTGCCCGATGTGGATTCCAAAGTGATAGGACTGCCGTTTTCTAGGAGCAGCAAAGACCCGCTCTCCAGCAGCAACGCAAACTCGGTGGTGAATGAATCCAGATTGAAGGCGTACAGGTTGCCGTTCTGGTAATCACCAACGATGACTTGATTGTTAAACGCCATCTGGCAGTTGGACCGATGACGCCCGAACTCACCGTTCTGGAAGCTGGCGCGTTCGTGCCACAACTGCGTGGCAACGTCGTAGCACCAGGTCTTGTTGGCCGCAGGGAAGGTCAGAACGTAGAACGCATGACCCGCCTGCTGGTATGTGTAGCCGATCGCATCCGAGATGTCGCCGTAGCTCTGGATCTCGTACTCGATGGCGTGCGTGGACACGCGGGTAAAGTTGTACCCGTTGGACCGATACACTATCCCGCGCCCGCGGGCATCCGCTCCCAACCAGTACAAGGCATTGTCCAGCTTGGCAACCGAGTACGCTGCCTCGCATCCTGACTCCATGAACGCGCCTTGGATACGCGCCATCGGAAAGTCGGGGGTGCCGGCGTTGTACCAGACCTCGATTGAGTTGTTACCGAACAACCA